TAAATAAAGACGAAGATGAAGACGAGGAGTAAGACTAAACCAATACCATCTATAGGTATAATGCCATATGGGTATGATCCAGCTAAGAAGGGTCAAGATAAATCTTTTTATTATCCAGATAAAAAGGTACTGACCAAGCTAGAAGAAGCTATAGTAAAAATTAGAGAAGATCAACAACCAGTAAGAAAGGTCGCAGGGTGGTTAGAAAATGAAACCAATAGGAAATTATCTGCTACCAGACTACACAAATTGGCTTGGACGAAAGAAGAACTTGATGCTCGTAGAGAGAAAAGAGAAGCCAACCTTAATAAAGAACAGAAGAAAGTCAAGCGACTCAAGAATACAGTTAAACAGACTAGCATTAAAGCAGAACAGGCAAAACGTAGACTTAAAAAAGCCACTGCTCAACCTAATAGTGTAGAACAAGAGACATTTGAGTTTCCTAACGATACAGTTGCACCAGAACAGGAAGTTGCATTTGAACCTAATAAAGGTCCACAGACAGAGTTTCTGGCAGCAGGAGAACGAGAAGTATTTTATGGTGGGGCTAGAGGTGGTGGTAAAACCTATAGTTTATTAATAGCACCATTAAGGTTTGCACATAAATCTGCACATAGGGCATTACTATTGCGTAGGTCTATGCCAGAGTTAAGGGATGTTATCTTTCAGACACAACAGATATATCCCAAAGCATTTAAAGGTGCTAAGTTTAAGGCACAAGAAAACACTTGGCACTTTCCAAGTGGAGCAAGAATAGAGTTTGGATACTGTGAAAACTTACAAGATGCACTTAGATATCAGGGCCAATCATATACATGGATCGGTGTGGACGAGCTTCCGCAATATGGCAACTCAGATATATGGCATTTTCTTAGGTCATCGTTAAGAACAGTAGATACAAGTATACCCTTACAGATGAGAGCAACTGGTAATCCAGGAAATATCGGATCTGCATGGGTTAAGAAGATGTTTATAGACCCTGCACCACACGGTAAAAGGTTTGTAGAAGAAGTAAGATTTACTGCTAATGGAGAAGAAATAGTATCTGGTATTAGTCGTAAGTTTATTGCAGCGTCAGTATGGGATAATCCGTACTTGACACAAGACCATAGTTATGTATCAATGTTGGGGTCACTACCAGAGGCCAAACGCCAACAGTTTTTATATGGGAATTGGGATGTTGTCGAGGATGGAGCGTTTCCAGAATTTGATAAAGATATTCACACTGTCGAAGCATTTGAAGTACCTAGTGGCTGGACTAAGATCAGATCATGCGACTTTGGCTATTCTTCTCATTCTGCTGTTCTTTGGGGAGCTATTGATTACGACGATGTTCTTTGGATCTATCGTGAGTTATATGTTAATAAACTGACAGCAGACAAGTTAGCATGGGCTATACTAGATGCTGAAGAAGCTGATGGTAAGATATATGATGCTGTACTAGACAGTTCCTGTTGGGCCAAGCGAGGTGATGTAGGTCCATCAATAGCGGAGACTATGAATAGAGAAGGATGTAGGTTTAGACCTTCTGACAGATCTCCAGGATCTAGGGTAGCAGGTAAGATAGAGATGCATAAGCGTCTACAGTTAGATGAAGATACAGAAGAACCTAAACTAATTATAATGGATAGTTGCCGTAATTTAATAAGTCAGCTACCTGCACTACCGTTAGATAAGCGTAATCCAGAGGATGTAGATACAAAGTCTGAAGATCACTTATATGACGCACTAAGGTATATGGTAATGTCAAGACCAATGAATAAGACTACAGCATGGGAAAATGTTCCCAAACAACGCTGGAAACCTTCTGATAATATGTTTGGATACTAAATGGCTGATGATTTTTTAGATACTGATGAGAATACTGCACTAGAGGATTCTAATCAATCTACTGAATACGATGATCTTATAAGTTATATCGATAAGAAATTTACAACTGCTAAGACTGCACGATATACAGATGAGGCACGATGGTTACAATCCTATAGAAACTATAGAGGTATCTATGGTCCTGACGTTAAGTTTACAGATGCTGAGAAGTCTCGTGTCTTTATTAAGGTAACTAAAACAAAAGTACTGGCAGCATTTAGTCAGCTATGTGATGTACTGTTTAGCCAGAATAGATTTCCAATCGGTGTAGAACCTACAACATTACCTGATGGTGTGGTTGAAGCTGCCCACATAGACCCTAAAAAACCTGCTGATATGGAGCAAGAGCCAGAAATGCCTGATCTTCCATTAGTATATGGATTTAATGGTGATGGTAAAGACTTTAATGCTGGTGATACTGCTGATACACTACTAGCCAAGCTAGGTCCACTAGAAGATAAATTAAAAGGAATAGAAAATTTAGAAAAAGGGTTTGGTCAAACTCAATCCTCTATTACATTTGAACCAGCTATGATTGCTGCTAAGAAAATGGAGAAGAAGATTAGAGATCAGCTAGAAGAGTCAGCTGCTACCAAGCATCTTAGGTTCTCTGCATTTGAATGTGTCCTGTTTGGTACAGGTATAATGAAGGGTCCATTTGCTTTTAACAAGGAATATCCTAACTGGGGTGATGAGGGTGACTATGAACCGTTAGTTAAGACTATACCTAAAGTAGAATATACATCTATATGGAACTTCTATCCAGATCCTGATGCTATTAATATGGAAGACGCTATGTATGTTATCGAGCGTCACCGTATGACACGATCTCAGGTTAGAGCATTAAAGAAGCGTCCATTCTTTAGAATGAAAGCAATAGAACGAGCCATAGAGTATGGTGAGAGTTATACTCGTGAGTGGTGGGAAGATGACATAGAATCAGATAGCTATGGTATAGACTCTGATGGTGGTGATTCCTACGGTGGAGTAGAAAGATTTGAAGTTGTAGAGTTCTGGGGTACAGTAGATACTGAGATAGCTAAAGAGGCAGGTATCAAACTACCAAAGGAACTAAGAAAGAAGGAAGAGATACAGATTAACTGTTGGGTATGTAATGATGAAATACTACGACTAGTAATAAATCCATTTACACCCAAGCGTATTCCGTACTGTTCCGCACCATACGAAATTAACCCATATAGTTTCTTTGGTATTGGTTTAGCTGAGAACATGGATGATACTCAGACATTGATGAATGGCTTTATGCGTCTTGCTGTTGATAATGCGGTATTGTCTGGTAACTTACTTATAGAAGTAGATGAGTCTAACCTAGTTCCAGGCCAAGACTTGACAGTATATCCAGGAAAAATTTTCAGGAGACAAGGTGGCGCACCAGGACAGGCTATCTTTGGTACTAAGTTTCCTAATGTAAGTAATGAGAATATGCAGTTGTTTGACAAGGCTAGGGTATTAGCTGATGAGTCAACTGGATTACCTTCTTACTCATATGGGCAAACAGGTGTTCAAGGTACTGGTAGGACCGCATCAGGTATCTCAATGCTAATGGGAGCAGCCACCAGTTCTATTCGTACAGTTATCAAGAATATTGATGACTATATGTTACGTCCTATGGGTGAAGCACTATTTGCATTTAATATGCAGTTTGACTTTGACTCAGAGATCAAAGGTGATTTAGAAGTTAGGGCTAGAGGTACAGAGAGCTTTATGAAGAATGAAGTTAGATCACAACGTCTAATAACATTCTTACAAATTGCAAGTAATCCTGTCCTCGCCCCATTTGCCAAGTTCCCATATATCATGAGAGAGATCGGTAGAACAATGGATCTGGATGTAGATAAGATTACAAACAATCCAGAAGAAGCAATGCGTCAGGCAGTACTAATGCAACAGATGCAACAACAAATGCAACCAGAAGGTCCACCAGCAGGAGCTAATCCAAACGATCCTACTGGAGGTGGAGGAGGTAATATAGGTGTAGGTACTGCTCCAGGACCAGGACAGCAAGGCTTCCCAACAGGTGGTGGAGCTAATGCTGGACAACAACAACGTAGACCTGCACCACAACAAGGAGCCGCCAATGCACCGCAACCTCGCCCAGTCACTCCTCCCACTGGTCAACCAACAAGACTTCAATGAGCTATTTCAAAGCTACATAGACAGTAAGATTAATGATATAATTAGAGAGTTTGAGCAAGGAGAAAGTGAAGTGCAGATGTGGAAAGCTCAAGGTAAACTGCATATGTTAAGAAAAATAAGAGATATGCAGATAGAAGTTAAAGCAGCAGCAGATAGAAAGTACCCATAGCTATGAAAAACGATCCACCAGTAGGTTCAACACCATCAGAAGTAGCAGACGATATACCTGCAATGATCTCTGAGGGAGAATTTGTAATACCAGCAGATGTCGTAAGATATGTTGGGCTAGATAAAATACGAGCAATGATGCAAGAGGCTAAACATGGTCTAGCTTGTATGGAGGAAGAAGGACTTATAGTAGACGTAGATGAGGATGGTAGACCTCAAAAACCTCAAGAAGATCAGAAAGAAAAATCTGACGATAAAGTAGCAATAATAGAAACAGTACAAATAGAAAAGGTAGATCCCATGATGACTCAAATGGCAGAAGGTGGTATGACTGATAAAGACAGTCCAGTTAGTTCCCCTATACTTAATCCAGAGAATAAACCAGTAATGGCTGAAGGTGGTATGGTTATAGGACCAGACGGAAGTCTTAGAATGGCTATGCAAGAAGGTGGTATGCCTATGCAAATGGAAGGTATGATGATGGAAGAGATGCCATCTGAAGAACCTGAAATGGCTATGCCCCCTGAGTTAGCTGATGAAATGGCTCCAGAAGAAGTTGAACCAATGCCAGAAGCACCTATGATGAATGCTCCTGTAGCCCAAGAGTTTAATGGTAAACAACATCTAATGGCTTACTTACAAGAAGATGAAATTAAAGCCCTACAGGAAGCAGGTAGAGGATTAGATGAAAACGGTGAGCAAATGCTAAGTCCAGAAGGTATCCCAGTGTTTTATGATGCTGACGGACATAGCCCAGATGAAGTAGATTCTCCTGGAGATGGTCCTGGAGGTGCGCCTGGAGATACTCCTGGTCCAGACAATGAAGTAGGAGATCCAGGAGGATCATCACAAGATGAGACAGAATTTAAAGAACTATCTAAAGAAATTAAAAAAGAACTAAGCCCAGAAAAAGAAGATAAAACTTATGTAGCTGGTGTAGGGTTTATAGATAAGTATATTAAAGAACGTACTAGCAGACCTAACCCACTACAAGGTAAACCTGCCTATGCTGTAGCTACTGCTGCACAAGGTGGATTAATGAGAACTCCAAGTTATGTAACAATGCATCAGGGTGGTACAACTACTACTGTACCTGAAGGTCCAATAATGGGATTTAATAGGTTTCCTCCAAATGATCCTAGAAATGAAGATGCTGAATTTGGTACTCCTGAAAGTATAGAGGAATATTATGGAAGTTTAGATGATCCATCTCCAAGTATTGAAGGAGGTATGATGTCTCCTCCAGAACCTGCACCACAACAAGGTTTTTATAGTGGAAAGCAAGGACAAAACTTTTTAGATATTATAGGTGAATTAGATTTAGGTAATCAAGAAGATATGAGAGACAAGTTTAAAGGAAGTCTTAAACGGTACGATGATGGTTCTTATGATATAGAAGAAGGATCTGAATTAGCTTCTGCAATTAGTAATTTTAGAAATGCAGAGGGTGAATTAACTGATCCTCAAAACGCTGTATACATTGAAGGAGATAGAAAAGGTCAACCTATAGATAAACAAGCTAAAGGTTATCTAACAGAATCAGCAATTGAAAGACTTACAGACGATTACGCACAATAAATAATACTATTTTTGTATGGCTACCTGTTACCCTTTACAATAATGTAGAGCCACTAATAGCCCCAATAAGGAGAGTAAAATGTCAGACATGACTGTAGAACCAACACGAGTAACTACGATGAAATATCGTAAAAATACAATAGAAGATGAAGAAAAAGAAATAGAAGAACTAGAGAAACAACGAGCAGGATCAGAAGAAGAGGTAGAAGCCGAGCCTGAACATCCAGAAGAAAAGACGTTTAAAAAGCGTTATGGAGATCTTAGGAGACATCTACAAAAGAAAGAAGATGAGCATAGAAAAGAAGTTATGGCTGTTAGAGATCAGCTATCTAAACTTACTAAGACTCAGGTAAGGCTCCCTAAAACTGATGAAGAAATAGAAGATTGGGCTAATAAGTATCCTGATGTAGCTAAAGTAGTAGAAACTATTGCTACTAAGAAAGCTAGAGAAAGCACTAAGGATATAGAGGAAAGGTTATCCTATATAGCCGAAAAAGAACAAAAAGTAAATAGACAGGCTGCTGAAACTAAATTAAGCAAATTACATCCAGATTATGATGAGCTTAGATCTAGTTCAGAGTTTCATGAATGGGCCGAAAAACAACCCAAGATGATACAACAAGCTCTCTATGAAAACGATGATGATCCTGAAGCTGCTGCTAAAGCGATCACATTATATAAATTAGAAACTGCTAACGATAGAGGTGAATCTAACCCTAAAGAAGCAGCTAGAACAGTTAATACTCGTAGGAGAACATCAGAACCTACTGGTAATAATAAAACAAAGTGGTCTGAATCCAAGGTAAGAAAACTTTCTGGACAGCAATGGGAAAAGTTCTCAGATGAAATACAGGAAGCTATATCTTCAGGAAACTTTGATTATGACGAAAGTGGTGCTGCTAGGTAATTTTTTACTTGACAAGTATTTTTCAATATGATATAATACGCCATCACTTAATAGAGTTTATTTACCCCTTTTATTAGGACAACTAAATAAACTCTCACTACCCATAAGTAAAAGGTACACCATTTTGCATTGGCCCCTTATGGATACCCAAGAATAAATGCCCCTGAACTTATTTATAGCCAACATAGGAGATAATTAATGGCTTTTAAAACAGCTGCTGGTTATGGAAACCTGTCGAATGGCAACTTCTCACCTGTAATTTACAGTAAGAAGGTTCAGTCGGCATTCCGTAAGACTAGCATATGCGAGGACATCACCAACAGTGATTACTTTGGTGAAATCGCAAATTTCGGTGATACAGTGCGTATCATCAAAGAACCAGAAATCACAGTCAAAGAGTATGCTCGTGGAACTCAAGTAACTCCACAAGATCTTGAAGACGATGATTTCTCACTAGTTATCGACAAAGCTAACTACTTTGCTTTTAAAATCGATGACATTGAAGAAGCTCACTCTCATGTGAACTTTGAGTCAATGGCAACTGATCGAGCAGGATATCGCTTGAAAGATCAGTTCGACATGGAAGTATTAGGTTACTTGACAGGTTTCAAACAAGCTACACTTAGCTCTGTTGCTGGAACTGCTAGAGTAGCTGCTGATAAATCAGGTACTGATCCTATTGCAGGAGCAGCAGCCAACGGTTTGTTAGCTTCTATGTTAATTGCTCGTGACAGCTTTGTTTCTGGTGGTGCTGCTACCGACTCAATAGCTCTACATCCAGACGGATCTACTGGTGAAGCAACTCCTTTGGAAGT